TGCTCATCTACAGGGGCATCAAGTATCAAGAACGCAGTAGAATCAGATAAGACACTTGGTGGCAATGCCTTTGACACTCGAGTGACTGAAATGAGAAATTACACCCCCATCCAGCTAAACGAAGGCACATACTTGGCAGCGGAGTTCGCTGTTGATGTGTTTGCCGACTAGGAGAAAAACAAACAATGCCAAAGTTCATCGCCACAGACTACAAGGTCACAATCAACGGCACAAACTTCAGTACCTCACTTGCATCGGTTGAATTGCCGATTGAAGTAGAAACTCAAGACACAACTGCTTTTGGTGCAACCTTCCGCACAGCAATCGCAGGATTGCAGACCGGCTCAATCACTCTAGAGTTCCACCAGGACTTTGGAGCAGGAGCCATTGACACAGTTCTTTACCCACTACTAGGCACAAACGCCACAGTAGTTGTAAGCCCAACCTCGGGATCTATCTCAGCCAGCAACCCTAGCTTCTCTGGAACCTATCTAGTGACCCAGTACTCACCATTCAATTCCACGATAGGTGATCTTGCAACGCTAAGTGTCACCTGGCCCCTAAATGGTGCATTGACAAGGGCAACAGTCTAAGACCATGCAAATCCCATTCATAGTTGAGTTTGTGGATGGTAATAAAGAAAAGGTTGTCACTGGCACCCCAGACTTTATTGCCTTCGAGGAGAGATACAACTTGGCCATAACGACTATCCAGTCGGACCCTCGCCTAACCTACCTGAGCTTCATTGTTTGGAACTCGCTTCGCAGAGCTAAAAGGACTGACAAGTCTTTTGAGGACTTTGTGGAAACTCTGGACACAATCTCAGGCGATGATGCAGACCCAAAAGTCTAAAGATCAAGGGGCTAGGAGCTACTAGCCAGCACTACCTGATCGCTTACTTGGCCTGTGAAACAGGGATTGCACCCTCGGCTCTACTACAAGAGTCCGAGCGTATGCTCTTCACGATGCAGATGTATCTAAAGGGCAAAGCAGAACAGATGAGGCAATAATGATAAAGAGTATGTCAGTCGAGGTCTACGGCATAAGGGAAACCCTTGCCGAGATCCGCGATGTAGACAAAGACCTATTCTTTGAGATTCGGGCCTTCATGAAGCGTGGCGGTGACACCCTTGGTCGCAGGATTCAGGGCAACATTCCGATGATGGCACCTATCCGAGGCTTTAGGCACTCAGGTAGAACCTCATGGAAACCTGCTACAACCAAAACAAATGTAAGTGGCCGTAATGCTGGAGCTGGCATGGATGGTGCAACACCCCTTCTCCAGGTAGTTGTAAATGGTGCAGCAGTAAGCATCGCTGACATGGCAGGTCGCGGTGGGGGTAAGACTCGCTTGCAGACCACTCGAACCTACGACTGGAAGGGTGGCACTCGTAGGCACACTGTCACCACTCAGGGTCAGGCAATGATCAAGGCACTTGGCGGTGCCCCATCACGCTACATCTACCCAGAGGCCGAGCAGTCGGTTCCATTCATCCAAGGCTATGTCTTGCAGGGTGTTGAGCAATACCTTGACAAGCTTGACAGAAACCTAGAAGTGATTGGGAACCGATAATGGCCGGCATAAAAATCAACATCCTGAGCAACTTCAATGCTCAGGGATTCAGCAAGCTACAGAGAGAACTAAAGCGACTCGACACTCCTATCGAGAAGCTTGGGGCAGTCACTAGATCTCTAGCCCCTGCTGCACAGATTGGCCTTGTGGCTTTGACAGCCCTTGGCACCGCAGCAGTTAGAGCAGCCGAGGATGCCCAGGTTGCTGACCGCAGACTTGCCAGCATCGCCGAGTCAATGAACCTGTTTGGTAATCAGACCGGTGCAGTGACAAAACGACTACGCGACTTTGCAGACGCAACAATGAAACAGACCGCGATTGACGATGAGGTCATCAAGGCAACACAGGCCAAACTACTTACCTTCAAGAACCTAGCTCAGACTGCTGATGTCATGGGTGGGGCTATGGATCGAGCTACCCTAGCTGCTATTGACTTGGCAGCAGCAGGATTCGGCTCGGCAGAAACTAATGCCACTCAGCTTGGTAAAGCTTTGCAAGACCCTATCAAGGGAATCACTGCCCTAGCCCGAGCTGGTGTGACATTCACCCAGCAAGAGAAGGACAAGATAAAGGTCTTGGTTGAGTCGGGCAAGATGCTCGAGGCTCAGGACATGATTCTGTCTGCTATCGAAACTCAGGTCGGTGGCACTGCTGCTGCAACTGCAACTGGCTCGGCAAAAATGGCTGCTGCTTTTGGAGAGATGCAGGAAGCTATTGGAACTGCTTTGTTGCCTGTGCTCGAACAGCTTGTGCCACTAATTACCGGACTGTTTGACTATATTGCCAAGAACTCAGTTGTAGTGTCTGTGCTTGCAGGTATCTTTGGAGCTTTAGCTATTGCGATTCTCGGTGTGAACTTTGCCCTCAATGCTAACCCGATTGTCAAGGTCATCACCTTAGTTGCAGCTTTGGCTGCCGGTGCTGTTATCTTGATCAACTACCTGGTCGGCTTGTCTGGTGGCTGGGCCAAGTTGTTTGAAGCTATCCAGAAGGGCTTGGCTGAGGTAGGCAAGTTCTTTGGAGCTGTGTTTGACAGCATCAGCAACTTAGTCATCGGAGTCATCAACGGACTAGCCACAAGGTTTGAGAACTTTATCAACACAATCATCGGTGGGCTCAACGGTGTCATCAGTCTTGCTAATGCTGCACTCTCAATCGTGTCATCTGTCACTGGTGGGGCAATCAAGATTCAGGTGCCAAAGGTGCCAACTGTTGCTATCCCAAAGGTGCCAGTAAACACACCAGCAAAATTACCTGCAACAATTCCAGGGCTTGCTGCTGGCGGTATCGTTATGCCAAAGCCAGGTGGAGTGCTTGCCAACCTTGCCGAAGCAGGACAACCAGAAGCTGTTATCCCACTAAACAAGATGAGTCAATACACAAACAACAAGCCACAGAATGTTTACAACATAAATGTCAATGGCGGTGTTGGCTCTGGCTCGACTATCGGTAGGGCAATCGTTGAGGCTATCAAGTCCTACGAGCGTACTTCTGGTGCTGTCTTTGTGGGAGCGTAATGCCAGCCCCAGCAGTCAAAGTTGAACTAGGTCTAAACCTTGGTCAGGCAGACCCCTTTGCCTTTGTCCTCGATGACGCAATCAAAGGTGTCCTAGACAACACAAGCTTTACCCTTGGTGGCGAGAGATTCTTTGACATCTCAGACAGACTTATTGCAACAAGCACAGCCCGAGGTAAGAACCAGGCACTAGATCGTATTGACGCTGGAACCTCGAGCATCGTTGTTGACAACTCGGACCGACACTTTGACCCCTTGTATCCCAACGGCCCTTACTTTGGTCAGCTCATCCCTCGCCGAACTGTAAGAATCACCTGCAATGACCAGCCAGTCTTTATTGGTGCCATAGATGACTTTGACATTGTTTACGCACCAAGCAACCGGTCACAGGTTCGCATAGATGTATCTGATGCCTTCTCAACTTTGACTAACTCAGGGCTTGAGGAGTTTACCCCTACTGCCCAGCTCTCAGGTGCTCGCGTGAACGCTGTGCTTGACAGACCAGAGGTTGAATGGCCAGCAGCCGAAAGAGAGATTGACACCGGCAACTCAACAATGCTGGGAGCCCTTGTAGCTGAGGGAACCTCGGTGCTTGAGTATCTGCAACTTGTAAGCAACTCAGAGTTTGGGGACTTGTTTATTGGCAAGGATGGCAAGGTCGTATTCCGCGAGCGGAACTCTGTGCCGAACACGCCCAACCTAGTCTTTACCGATGAGGTCGTTGCTGGTGTTTACCAGGGCATCCAGTTTGCCAGCGTAAACAATGTCTATGGATCTGAGAACCTTTACAACCGCATCCTTATTAGCAACGCTAGTAGCCCTGTCCTTGAGGCCTCGGCTTCTGATACTGAGTCGCAGACTGTCTATGGTCCTCGAAGCTACTCACAGAGCAACTTGCTTGTTGCAAGCCAGTCTGAGTTGCAGTTCTTGGCAGATTACTTGCTTGCCAGATTCAAGGAACCTCAGTACCGCTTTGAGGCTGTGACAGTAGTAATGGACACGCTTACCGAGGCTAACCAGGATGCAGTCCTAGAGCTTGAGATTGGTGACATTGTGCAGGTTCGCTTTGAGCCTTCTGACATCCCACCGGCAATCGAGCAGTATGTCAGGATCATCGGTATCAGCCATGACTGGTCAGCAAACAGCAAGAACATAACCTTTGCCCTAGAACGCCTTGACTTTGCCATCTTCATCCTTGACAACCCAGTCCTCGGCGAGCTGGACAATGACCGCCTTGCCTACGAGTAGTAAACTAAAACGAGAACAAAAGGAAACCAATGCCAAGAAAAACCTTTACCGCTGGTGAAGTCCTAGCTGCTGCCGATGTGAACTTATACCTCAGCAACGAGGTGACACTAACAGCCTCTACCGCTACCACTTACACAGTGCTTACTTCTGACCGCTACAAGATCCTAGAGTTTGACTCTGCCTCAGCTCAGACAGTGACATTCTCAACTGCCACAGCTTTCCAGGCTGGCGAGCGTGTAGACATCCTTAGAGATGGTGCCGGAACTGTCACGATCAACGCAGCTTCAACGGCAGTATCTATCCTTGGTCGAGGAACCGCAGGAACCGCATACGCAATCGGTACTCGTTATGATGCTGTATCTGTTGTCTGTGTTGCGACTAACTCTTACCGCATTATTGGTGGGGCTACGGCGGTCTAACTATGGCACTCTTTCCCTTAGGTATTTTGAGTGCTGCTGCTGGTAGCGTAGCCCCCCCACTATCAGTCACTTATCTAGTCGTTGCTGGTGGCGGTGGCGGTGGCGGCCAATACAATGAAGGCTTTAGAAGGTGTAGTGGTGCTGGCGGTGGCGGTGGTTTCAGAACTGCTACAGAAACCAAAGTGCCAGCTACGACTTACACAGTTACCGTTGGTGCTGGTGGGCCTCGTGGAAACTTCTCGCGTGGTTCAAATGGAGGAAACTCAGTTTTTGATACAGTGACATCTGCTGGCGGTGGTGGAGGAGCAGATAGGTTTAGCCCAGGACTCGATGGCGGTTCTGGTGGTGGCGGTAACAATACAAACTCAGCTCAAGCTGGAGGTGCTGGTAACACCCCAAGCGTTAGCCCTAGTCAAGGAAATGCTGGTGGTTCTGGTGCTTACAACGCTGGTGGCGGTGGCGGTGGAGCTGGGGCTGCTGGCTCTAATGCCCCTTCTAGTTTCAATGGTGGAAATGGTGGTGCTGGTACAGCAAGCACAATAACAGGCTCATCTGTCACATACGCTGGTGGCGGTGGCGGTGGAAGTGATAGTGCAACTATTACTTCTGGTGGTGCTGGTGGCGGTGGCGTGGGGGCAAGTACGTCTACCAATGCTGGAGCTGGAACTACAAATACTGGTGGTGGTGGCGGTGGTGGTCGTTATGGCTTTGGCAGTAATAATGCTGCTGCCGGTGGTTCTGGGATAGTTATTTTGAGTTATCCAAGCACCTTCACAATAACTATAGGTGCTGGGTTAACTGGTTCTACTTCAACTTCTGGGGCAAACAAAATCACAACCATAACTAATGGCACAGGAAATGTGAGCTGGGCATAATGGCACATTACGCATTTTTAGATGAGAACAACATTGTGACTGAGGTCATAACTGGAATTGACGAAACTGAACTTATTGAAGGTTTAGATACCGAAACTTGGTATGGAAACTTTCGGGGTCAGGTTTGTAAGCGAACAAGTTACAACGCAAGGATTAGAAAGCATTACGCAGGCATTGGGTTTACCTATAATGCTGAGCTAGACGCTTTTATTCCACCAAAGTCATTCGACTCTTGGGTACTAGATGAACCAACCGCTACTTGGAAAGCTCCAGTTCCAAAGCCAGAAGGCGATTACCGCTGGGATGAAGAAACTATTAGCTGGCTAGAAGTTTAGAAAGTCTAAAGCGTTTCCATACTTCTGAATTACATAGTCAGATAGAAGCTCGCTAGGGTCCGTTTTCGGTCTAGCGAGTTTCTTATTTACATCGTGTAATCCCAAGATTCCATAACCAGCTAAATCATCGTGATTGTCTACTGCCTTGATGTTGTTGAAGTTATGGTCAAACCTGCCAAGGCCCAAGAAATCTAAGATGCCGTTCATAGTTGCCTCTGGGCTATTTAACAAGTCATCAAACCAAACAACATAAACCTTGTCCCTATGGTTTTTGACTAGGTTTGCAATAGAAAAGATTGCTCGGTCCATCTCACCATTAGCAGCCATAATGTTGTCTACTTGAGCATCAGTGACATCTCGATAGTGGCTGACCCATAAGTCATTGTTTAGATAAGGCATAAATCCTGTTGCCTTGTGTGTCTTTTGAGCAGCCTTAACAAATGAAGCAAGCACCTCAAGAATTGGTCGCATTGTGACAATGACCTTGCCATCTGGGTTTACATACAAGCTGAGGTTGTCCCAGTTGTACGGAGTACCCCACCCCCTGTTTTTGTCAATGACTACTGGCTTGTCAATCGGCCTATAAAAAGTGTCTGCCATTCCGTACAACACAGATGCAAAATTAGAGTGCATTAGCTTTGCTCGATAGCTCTCATAGTTAGGGATGTTGCTCTCAAGGTTGTAAAGCATGGATAACAAATCTGTCTGAGGGCTGGAATAGATCTGTGGGTTTTGATTCAGGATTACCGATAAGACAGTGCTGCCTGAGCGAGGTAGGCCAGCCATAAAATGATAGGTTTTTGTCATAGCTAAACCCTAGTGGTTTTGACTCTGCAATCCCAGTTGTTTTATGTCTTGTAAACTAGCCCAATGGCCGAGGAAACACAGGGTGTACGCATCACCCAGCAAGCTATCTATGCCAAGCAACTTGAGCATGGGGAAACCCTTGTCAAGATCCTTGAGAAGCTGGACCACCTAGACGAGGTTCCTGCTCGCTTGAGAGAGGTAGAGCTGACCCTTGCTCGCTTGGCTTGGATTGAAAAGATTGCTTACACAGGTTTAGCTGCTTCCGTTGTATCCCTTATTGGCCTAATCATTGGAGTTGTAAACAGATGACATCAAAACCTCAAATGCCCCTAGACGGCAAGTTTGGCAAGGACTGGAAAGTCACCAGCCCATTCGGTTGGAGAATCCACCCTATTGAGAAGTACAAGAAGCATCACAATGGTGTAGATCTCTGGGGACCAAAGGCAAAGATTTACAACGAAGCCTGGCATGATGGCAAGGTCATTGCTGCTGGCACATCAAAGCTAAAGAACCCAGACGGCTCGCTCGGTGGGGTTGGCTACTATGTGGACCTAAGAGTCATCATTGACGGTGAGGCTTATGTGACACGTTACGCTCACATGGTTGAGGGTTCCCTAACTGTTGTCAAGGGCGAGAAGGTCAAGGCTGGTACTCGACTAGGCATCATGGGCAACACAGGTGCATCTGCTGGCCGACACCTACACTTTGAGATTTGCAAGGGTCGGGTTCACCGCTGGACATCTGACGGCAAGGGCTTTGTAGATCCACTCAAGTTTGTCAAGGCAACCATCGCTAAGTGGGAACTGAACGCCGAGGTCAACCTAGCAACACCAGACACAGGTGAGGTTGCCCCTGCCCCAGTTCACGAACCAGTCCCAGTAGTCAAAGCCCCTAAACCCCCAAAGGTGCAACCCAAACTTGCTAAATAACTTAGCCAAAAAGAAAAGCCTACGACTTATGTTTGTGGGCTTTTTTTTATTCTTTATGGTCTGGCAACCAACCCCTGCCTACGCTGCACAAGCTTGGGCCACAATTACCTGTGCCGACTCAACTGGCAATCAACAAAGCTATGCGACAGGATGGAACA